CAGGTAGTAAGCAGCAGGCAGAACTGACGCCTGAAGTTCATTATAATGGATTCCACAATGAACGAGAATTAATTGAAGACGAAGATTGCGAGGCATGTAAATTATGAAAACACTTAGAGAATATATTGATTTGATTTCAGAATCTACTAAAGTAGACGACGAATGGTTCAAAGACGGTGCATTTAAAACTTTTAAAAAGCCAGCTCAAGAGAAGTATGAAATCGCCAAAGAACCCGGAACAGTTGATACACTAGAAGGACCAGTTCGATATGAAGCAGGGCATTATATCATGACAGGTCCAAAAGGCGAGAAATATCCAATCAGTCCAGAGAAGTTTGCAAGTCTCAAAGACGATCAAGGGGACGGCATCGCGACACCTAAGAAGATTCCAAAGATAGCGAAACTTGCAGATCATGATGGTGTTCTACGCACATCGTGGGGTGATCTAAACTATACCAAAGGCAACGACTACATTGTACGTCATGGCGAGGGCGACTATGGCGCAGTAAAGAAAGATATATTTCAACAAACATACGACACAACAAATGAGTAAAGCACAATACAACCTAAACACAAAGACAGACTATCTTAACCGTAAGATGTTTTTAGACCCAGCAGGCCCAGTTACCATACAACGCTTTGAAGAAGTAAAATATAAAAAGATAGCAGACTTTGAAGCAACAGCACGTGGCTTCTTTTGGCAACCTGAAGAGATTAGTCTTACTAAAGACTCAAATGATTTTAAAGATGCCAGCGATGCAGTTAAGCATATCTTTACCAGCAACCTGCTACGTCAAACAGCACTAGATAGTTTGCAAGGCCGTGGACCTAGTCAAATCTTTATGCCTGTTATATCATTGCCTGAACTAGAAGCATTAGTATACAACTGGACATTCTTTGAAACTAATATTCACAGTAAGTCATACAGTCATATCATCCGCAACATTTATAATGTGCCAAAAGAAGTATTCAATACTATCCACGACACTAAAGAAATTGTTGAAATGGCATCGAGTGTAGGCAATTACTACGAAGCATTACATGTCATCAACTGCCGTAAACAGTTAGGTGAAACTATTCCAGAGAAAGAATATATCAAAGCAATTTGGATGGCTCTACATGCCAGCTATGCTCTTGAAGCCTTCCGCTTTATGGTCAGCTTTGCCACAAGCCTGGCCATGGTAGAGAACAAGATCTTTATGGGCAATGGAAACATCATCCAATTGATCCTACAAGATGAACTGCTACACAAAGGTTGGACTGCTTACTTGATCAATCAAGTGGTCAAAGAAGACAGTCGCTTTGCTGAATCCAAGGTAGAGTGCGAGCAAGAAGTTTATCGACTTTACATGGATGTGATCCGTGAAGAGAAAGACTGGGCCACCTATTTGTTTAAGATGGGACCAGTAATCGGACTCAATGCAAACATCCTACGAGACTTTGTTGACTACACAGCAGTAAGCGCATTAAAAGACATTGGTATCAAATATCAAGCCAGTGCTCCAAAATCAACACCAATCCCTTGGTTCAATAAACACAGCGATACCAGCAAGAAACAAACAGCTCTGCAGGAGAGCGAATCAACAAACTATGTCATCGGAGTCATGAGCGAAAATATTGACTACGAGGAATTACCGACTATATAATATCATGTACAAAGCACAATTCAAAAGACACAACCCCTACGAAAGTTGGACTACTATAGGACATTATGGAACTGAGGCTTCAGCTATCAGTTCTGCTCTTTCTTATAAAAACAAAGGAATGATCATGGTACGGGTCGTCGACAAGAATGGTTCTGTGGTATATACAGGTTAAAGGAAAAAGAAATGAAAGCAGTAGTATGGAGCAAGTATAATTGCCCTTTTTGTGATCAGGCTAAAGCCCTGTTAAAACAAAAAGGCATTGCATTTGAAGAACGAAAGATTGGAGATGGATTTACTAGAGAAGATCTATTAGAGTCTGTGCCTAATGCTAGAACAGTTCCACAGATCTTTCTCGATGAAGAATTGATAGGTGGTTTCACAGAATTAAAGAAAAGGTTAGAAAATGCTAATTGATAAAGGTGTAAGCGTAGGTGAAGTAATCACGTTGAAATTGACCAGCGGCGAAGAAATCGTAGCCAAACTGGTAGAAGACAGTCCCACATACTACAAGATCAGCAGGCCACAGGTAATTGGCATGGGTCCAAAAGGTCCGGGCCTAATGCCTTACCTGTTTACCGTACATCCCGACAAAGAAGTTAAATTGCTGAAAAATACCGTTACAGTGGCAGAAGCTACTGATAAAGGGTTTGCTGATCAGTTTATACAATCAACCACTGGGATCGCACTGGCTTAAATACTAGACTATGGCAACGTCTACAATCAATCCAGCACCGGCCGCTTCGAACAGTCCTAGCGGTTCATTCGCACCAGTAAATCATACACATCCGTTTACTTCTATAACAGGACTGCGTTTCGGCGCAGATGGCAGAGTTGAGCCAGTATATGATGCTATCAATGTCAGAGCCAACGGACAGCTGATTGCACTATACAATGCAGCGGCTACTCCGGGTTCTCCGGCCGCAGCCGCTGTACCGTTTGTAACGATAGAAGCAGCAGTTCAAAACAATGATGGCGAGGATACTGCACAAGGTAAAATCCAGGCCGATGCGTTCTTAGCTGCCGGTAAGATCACGAAAAAACAGTACGATGATTTAACCAAAGAAGTCAAACCATCTACAGCCGGAGTTGGACCAGCTAGAGTAAACACCACCGGCAAGAACGGATTTACATTTACCGGTGATACATTTGAGTATTCAACACCGTTAACACCCAATGGTACCACGTTGGGCGATATGATTAAAAAAGTAACGTTCCCAAGGACCATACAGCAATTGGGGCAGAGTGGCAAAGGATTAACCGCAGCACAGGTAGTGACTAATCTATCTGCACTGGCATTAAATGTTGTTGAACCAGTTAAGAAAAAATACCCCATGGCATTCTTAACCAATTCTTTTAGGCAAGGTCCTAACGAAGCACAACACGGCACCGGTCAAGCCTGCGACATCCAATTCAGCGGAGTTAAAGCTCATGACTACTTTGAAATTGTCCTATGGATGAGCAAAAATATTCCTTACGGACAATTATTGTTAGAGTACCTACCAAACAAAACTGTATGGTGTCATGTCAGCTACGAGATACCGGGACTACCAGCAGGCGGTATTACAGTAAAGCCAGTTAACAAATTAGCCACACTTAATGGAGCAGCAGGCGGTAAGTTCCTGCCTAATTTACATCAAGATATTTTGGTAGCATCAGTGCCTAACAGAGCAGTAGGATTTGCACCTCCAGGAGTAAGAACTACATGAAAAAACTATTTTGGAACATATTAGGATTCCTCAGCCTGGGATTGGCCTACGTGGGAGTCATTACTCCTGGTATACCTTACAGTCCGTTCATTGTGTTCTCAGCCTACTGCTTCTCCAAGGGATCGGAACGTATGCATCGTTGGATCTATAATCACAAGATATTTGGACCATTCCTTACAAATTGGAATGAAAAGAGAGTATTTCCACAGAAAATGCGCTATTTGATGTTGACAATGATGTCAATAAGCCTTATAATGATGTATGTGAGTGGAATTAAACCCATTGGCATCGCATCTACTGCGGTGTTTATGGCATTGGTCGCTGTCTGGGCATGGAGATATCCAAACACACCCGAAGAATATTATCGTAGAAAAGATCTCGGTAAACGAATAGGGTGGATTAAGTAATACACACACAGAGAGAGTAAACATTTTTAATATCAAGGAAAGAAAGTAAAATGGTAACAGGAAAAGTAAAATGGTTTAACGATGCCAAAGGTTTTGGCTTTATTACACCGGACGATGGCGGCGCAGATTTATTTGCACACTTCTCACAAATTAATTCAAGTGGCTTCAAGAGCTTACAAGAAGGACAGAGTGTAAGTTTTGAAGTAACTATGGGTCAGAAAGGACAACAGGCTAGCAACATTCAGCCTGCGTAAGTAATCATGAAAGCGTATCAATTCATTGTAGCAGTTTTAATTGTTATATTTGTTTTGATACATGTTTTCATGTAAGGAATTGTTGTAATCCCTTCAAAGTGAAGGCATTCTGGACGCGGGTTCGACTCCCGCCAGGTCCACCTAAGCATACTTGAATCTGTAAAAAGATCAGGTTTGGTATCCCAGGAGCTCTTTAGCATAGCTATAACTCTTAATAAACCAAAGTGTGTTTAAATG